TGCGACACAAGCACTTAAGGCCAAACACCAGTCCTCGTTCCGAGCTGGCATCAAGCCGACGAGATTCACGCGAGGCTCCGATTCCGCAGTAGCAAATTGGCATCGTCGGGCCATTCGGCGACCAATTCCCAGTCAGGCAGCATCTCGAGCAGTTCGTCGCGCGTGGCCTGGCCCTCGTACATCTCAATGCGGTCGCACTCCGTGAGCAGCCATCGGGTTCGCGCCAAAGTTTCGCGGCCGCCCGCGATCATGTTCCGCTCTGCACCCTGGATGTCGCACCAGATGAGATCGATGGGCCCGAGCGCATACGTCGCCGTGATCGCATCGAGCGTCATCGCCGGAACCCGGACCGGCCCCTGGAAGTAAACATCGGGAAAGTGCTCCAGATGCTTTAAGGGCTTTCGGACGCTGCTCGATCCATCACCGCGCCCTTCCGCAATGTGTAACGGCACCTCGCCTGATCCATCCCACACGGCCGCATGCAAAATACTCACCGCCCTGCTCTCAATTCGCTGCTGGAGGGTCGGCACGTTTCGCGGATCCGCTTCGACCGCCACGTAAGTCACCGGTTTCGTTGCCGCATCGTAGAGCAGAACCGTATCATTGCCGTGATGGGCGCCCAACTCGAGCACCGTGACGCGCGGGCCCGGTGCGTTCGCGATGATTTCGGTTGCGTATTCGCGCTCAGTCATAAACGGCTATAAGCTGAGATCTGGCGACCGCTCCCCTGATAAGGGAGAAAGGCGTCCTTGGGAGGGAGCGGATTCACCCGCTCCTGACCCTTCCGGTAAAGGTTCGTGGCCGGGGAAACCGAAAACACGGCGGGAATTGAAAAGCGCCTGCGAGTCGATCCAGTGTTTGCGCGAGTTCCACTCGATCATGTGGGGCGGGATTGGCGCTCCAAAGTCAACGGCGCCTTTCTCGGTTCGGAAGTAATGCTTATGAAGGTGCGTGAGATCGCGCCGCTGCCACAGAACGCCTAAACGCTGCGCTACGTTCTGCAGCTCCTCATCTCCGAACATGTGAAGATAACCCTCGAACATGGGGCCTTTGCCCTGATACATGCGCTCGCAGAATGCGCGCCCCAACCACGGTGAGCCGCAAATCCGATCAATCGAGCCGTCTGCCCACCTGTCTCCGGTCGGTTGCATCACGCCGAATGTACCGCCGAAGTGCGCGGTGCATTCGCGGGCGATCTCATCCGCTCTGTGGTTCGGGTCCGGCTCGGTGTCATCGCCACCCGAGACGATCCATTCCGCCTCCGGGTCTTGCTTGAGGACCACTTCCGCCAATGCGTTAATCGAGCGCGCCCAGCCGCAGTACTGATCCGTCCCGATGAGGATGTCCGCTGTCACCGGTTCGCCTTGACGCAGCAACGCGATCTTGTAGCCCATTTCGCGCCATTTGGCGAGGACGGGCTCGGCCTCTTCGCGTGGCCGGGCCGAGGGGATGCAAAACCAGACGCTCATTTACGTGTACACTTGCTGTTGGCTATGGACGATCAAACGGATACTCGCGATAAATTCCCGTCACTGAGCATTCCGCGCAACAGGCCGTTCGGATGGATTCAGTGGAAGGGAACCAGGGTTTGTATGGATATCCACTGCGACTGCGGAGAGATGACTCATTTTGACGGGGAGTTCTGCTACCACGTCAAATGCGCCATTTGCGGCAGGATCTACGAATGCGACGGGCATATCGCTCTTCACCATTTGGCGTTCGAGCCAGAGGGCACTCAGGAAACTGAGATCCACTGACGGGCACTGGATCACGCGATCAGCTTCCAGTTGCTTCCCATGTTTCGCGGGCTCGTGTTGTTCGCGTGCACCGTCGCGTACATCAGTTCGCCTGCTTCTTCGGTGACGAGCTGGCCGCGCGCAAAGGCGGTCGCCACAAAAGCGTTATCCTCTCCGACCATGAGCGCGGGGAACTTATTCATTCGCCACCATTCGCGCCGGTAACAAAGGGAGGTACCGAGCGCATAATTTCGAGTTCCCAGATATTTCCACCAACGCTCACCGTCGGTAAAGCGCATCGAGTGAAAACCAGCCACTGCTTTCGTTGGGTTTCGATGAAGAGTCTCCGTTTGACTTCTAAGTCTTTCCGGACCGCTCCAGTCGTCATCGTCCCAATGACAGATGAGATCACCGGCCGCGCGTTCGCCGCCAAAGTTACGCTTTTCACCGATACTGCGGGCCTCGGCAAGGTGAATGAGTCGGATCCGTTCATCGTTTGGCACCAGATCCCTTACTTCCTCCCCGTCTGCCAGGATCATCAGTTCTGAGTGGCGGTAGGTCTGTTGCTGAAAACACTCGATCGCTTTCGGGAGCCACTGTCTCCTGTTGCGGGTCAGGCACAGGCACGTCACGAAACGGTTGCCGCGCGCTTACCTCGGGAGCTTCGGGGACGACGACTTTGGTTTCGTAAGCGACGCGGGGCGGGAGAGCCATGCGGGCAACTCCTTTTTTGAGCAGTTCGGAGGCGGCATCATCGGGGCAGTCGAACGTCTGGCCGGGCACAACGAGCCCATAGGCGCCGCGGAGTTGGCGATTAGCGATGAGTTTCATCGAAGGAAAATAAACGAGAGGGTCAGCAAGGCCAGTCCAGCGGCGATGAGATTGACGCGGGGACTGGGAACGAACGCCGCGAGGACGAACACGACAAAAGCAGCAATGAGAAAGGCGAGATGGAGCATCATTTGAGCCTCCGAAAAAGAGCCGGGGGCCAGCCAAAAGCCCCCGGCGTGAGTCGGGAACTGCTACGGCGAGGTGGTAAACGTGCCGTTTACGAAAGAGGCTGCGCGCTTGACGATGAGCGCCAGCCGCTTCTCCGCGCGCACTGCCACCATGTTTTTTACAAAGTAATCACTATGTTCCGTGGATATCTCAACCTGCATTTCCATGCGGTCTCGAATCTCGGCAGCCACCGAATTGCCCGATCCGACCAGGAACGAGCCGCTCGCGATCGACGTCGTAGAGACCAAACTGAGGCCGAAAATTTGCGGGTTCGCGACCGGCATCTGGGGATCGCCCAGGATGTAGCGGCCATACTGGTCTTTGGTTAAGCGGATGTCCCACCAGTCGTTCGGATTCAGAACCACGAACGTCGGCGGGATTTCCTTGGCCACCGTGATCTGTTGGATGGCGCGCCCGATGACGTCAAGCTTGGTCCAGCCTTTGCCGGCGACAAGCCCGACCGATCCAAAGTCCGATGACTGCGTGATCAAGCCATCGAGGTTTTCGCCGGTCCCGTCGCCGCTCAGAAGCTGAAGCTCTTCCTCCAGGTTGACGTAGTACGGCAGCGCGCTATTGAGATAGCCGGCGAGTTCCTGAAAATCGGCAAGGATTTGCTTGGTAGCCGGAATCCACGTCGCGATCGTTCGGACCTTCTCCGATGCCGAAGTGAACGTGACGGCGTTCTCCGCTTTGTCGCTCGCTTCCACTTGCGGAGAAGCGATCTTCGGAGCCGCGTTGACCTTCACGAAGTCGATCACCTGCATGGCTGTAGGCCGCGCGCTCAACAGATCGCGGACCGTCAACTGCTGCCGCGCTTCCGCCGTGATCCCCGGAATGCGGTCGATCTGCAGGACGCCTGTGGTCTGAGCGCCTACTGCGCTTGACGTGATCGTTGTCTTGCGCTCGAACATCTGCGCGACTTGAGCGCCCTTGAGCACGACAGAAGCCCGGCCACTCCCGCGCTGCACGATGTCCTGGAAGGATTTCTCTTCCTTGAGAACGTCGATCAGGCTTGGCGCTTCGGCCGCGCCTGCATGCTTTTCGGCGATCTTTTTGTCGATTGCGTCTACTTGCGTCTGAAGTGCTTCGTAGCGCGCTTTAGTTTCGGTTCTGACCTCTCCGAGCGATTTAATTTCCTCGTTCACTTTGCCCGTGAACGCTTTCTGCTCGGTGATCAGTTCTGCGAGTTGTTTTTCAAGTTCCATTGAAATAATTCCTTTGCCTCTTTGAGAAGTGAACTGACTGCCGAGTGATCCTCGATCGGCTCGGACTTCGTGACATCCGCGGCTTGTGGCTCTGGAGTGGCGTCGCCGCCGCCGGCTTCCTCGCTCATAAGTGCGGACAAAATATCGATTGCATTTTGCATGCGCCCGCGCGTTGCGGCGCTATGCCGGCGGCCTGCCTTCTCCTCGCTCGCGCTTTGGGATTTCGCTTCGAGAACAGATGCCGCGAGAGACAGACAGGCGCTCGCGAGATCATCGCGCTCCATCGCTGCGCTCTTGATACTGCTGATTAGGGCCTGCTCGTTCATTGGGAAGGTAACAACGCTACCCTCGTAGAGCCTGATTTCCTTGAGCCGGCGCACACCCGACAGGACCTGCGATTTGACGGCTTCGTAACCGATCGAGAGGCCCTTTACGATCCGCTCTTTCATGAGCAGATGAGCCTTGCGCGCCTCGGGTAGCTCCATGAGTAACTGGCCTTTGCAGTACAGGCCCTCGGGCCTGTCCTCGAGCGTCAGGCTGCCGATGGGTTCGGTTGCGTCGTGTTGCCACAAAAGAGGCACGCGGTTGCCGTGCTCGGAAAGAGTTTTCGTATAGGCGCCGGGCTCGACCATATCGCCGCCCAGGTCCACGTTGTTGTATGGCGAAAGCAGCCCGTCAAATGCGCCCTCGTCGGAGATTCCTTTAATTTCTACGCGGATTTGCTGTTTCGTTTTCATGCCGCCGCCTCCTGATTGCCGCCTACCCGCACGCGCGCCAGTTGTGCCTGCGCCGGCTGCGTGACATCGCGGAGATTTAGTTGGATGTAGTGATCGTCGCCGCCTTCGATCGGGTTTTGATCCTCAAGATTGCGGACCTCGTTGATGCTCGATACGCCGTTCTGCAGCATCGTTGCGTATCCGGTCATGCGCGATTGGAAGTCGCCACGAAGCAACGCATTAACGTTGTGCTTGAAGAAATAACCCTGCGCTTTCTCTTCCGGCGTCAGCACGCAGCGCCAAAGCTCTTGTTCCCATCGCGTCAGCCAGGCCATAAGCGTCCGCTGCACGAACTCCAGCGCAAGTTGCTCAATATTCGAGAACGTTGCCCGGCTCAGATCACCGACGAGATGCGGCGAAACTGAGAACCAACGGCAAATCTCGGGAATGGTGAACTGGCGCGATTCAATGAGTTGGGCATCGACGGCACTGAGGCCGATTTGCTTATACGTGAGGCCGTTTTCGAGGATCGGCGCTTTGTGCGGCTCGGAATACGTCTTCTCCCAATCGGACCGGAATTTGTCGAATTCGGCGTCCGTCTTGAACTTCTGCGCCATTTCGAGCAGATAGGGGATGCGCCCGCCGTTCGCATAGAACCGCGCGACATTACGCTCCATCGCGATCGCGGTACCGATGGACTGCCGGGCCATTGTGATAACGGAATAGCCGCGAATGCCGTCCCATCCGAGGCCGCGGAGATGGAGGATGTCTTGCGGCTTGCCGGGCACGACCGTATAGGTTTTGTCAGCCTCGCCGGATTGCTTGATGACGTAGACCAGGCGCTTCTGCCCGCTTTTCTCGCGATCCGGAAACACGAGTTGGGGCTCGATGCCGCGAAGCTCGAGCGCGGTACCCGTGCCGCTACGCCGGACGATCTTCGCGAATGCGTTACCCTGAAGCACGCAATGGCCGGTCTCCGTTTCAGTAAAGCTCTGCGCAGTGGTCTCCTCGTTTGGCGCGTTCCGGAGCGCGCTATACATCGGATGCTCGATAGCTTCCCGTTTCGCGCCGCCCTTCTCCTGCATGAAGACCGCGGGAATGAATCCAACAGACTCGCTGATGATCCGGTTACAGGCCCAGACGACGGAATGATTGAGCGCCGTTTCTGTCGAGACCGGTTCGCCCGACCAGGCGGGGAAGCCACCCGACATGATCGAGTAAATGCCGGGATAACCATTACGGGCATACCAGCCGGCGTTCACCGCATCGAACGAAACGCCGCCAGCCGCCTTCAAGTCGAGAGTCACCGGCTCAGTGCCGAATCCCTCGCGAATGTTCTTCGCCGCGTTGCGGAGCGCGGAGCGAAGTTCAGGCAGCACTTTAACCGACGCTCCTGAGCCCGGTGTAGCTCACGGTTGTCTCTTCGCCGACGATTTCGCGCGCTTGCGCATTGACCCAGGCCGCGAAGCCATCGATTCGCTTGCTGCTCCGGCGCCGGTCCGGCTTCGCAAACATGATGTTGTCTTTGCCGTCGCTCTTGGTCGAGACGGAGCCGGCCATCCAGCGCATCACCGGATTGCCGCCGTGGCGCACTTTGCCGTCCACGATCAGCTTCAGGGTCTTCTTCGTTGGCTCACTGAGAGTCGCGTAGCCCTGTCGGATTTCAATGCAGGTATACCCCTCGTCGATCAGATCGAGCGAAATCTGCCGCGAATGCCAGGGATCGAAAGCGATTTCGCGCAAGTCGTAAAGCTCTGCGGCCGTCTTGATGGTCTGCTTCACGGAGCGGTAATCAATAGCGTTGCCGGGCGTGGCGGTGATGTAGCCCTCCGTGATCCAGCGCGAATAGGGAACACGATCATGCTCTTCGCGCTTCGAAATCTGACCCTCGGGCATCCAGAAATGGACTTTTAGGTCGTACGTGCCGTCTTCATCGGGAAACAGGAACGCTACCGCCGTTATGTCCGTCGTGGAACTGAGGTCGATGCCGGCATAGCAGGGCTTTTCGATCAGCGGGCGCAGCGGCACGTCGCCCAGGTCCCAGTCAGACAGCTCGATCGCGCTTTCGGCCTGCTGGACCCAGGAATTCAGGTGATAGCGCAGATAATCGGGCTTTTTCTCGGGTACTGCCTCCGCTTTGTGCAGCTCGTCTACGATCCGCTCGTCTTTTAAGAAGCCGCCGTTGTCTTCGTGCGAAGGATTCGCCTCGACGCGCGCCTGGCGGGATTTCCAATAATCCGGCTCTTTTTCGAGCCGCTTCTGATTCGCCGACCATATTTCGGCATAGAATCGGTCCGAGCGAAGGGATCCGCTTAAAATCTGCTGCGCGTACTCATGCTCACGCCAGCAGATGGGCGAATTATCGATTTCACCGGCCGTCGTAATCTCCACCACCAGCGGTTCGCGCCTCGAAATCGTGCCCTTGGTGATGACGTCGTAAAGTGTTTCGGCTTTGTCGCCCTTCCACCGGTGCAGCTCGTCCATCATCCCGAGAGACGGCTCGATCCCGTCCTGCACGTCGCCATCGGCGGAGATGACCGCATAAAAGCCGCCTCCGTCACGTCGCACGATGCGCTTTGTCGACTCGTTCACCTTTAGCAAGTCAGTCAGCGCGGTATTGCCACGCACGAGATGAGCCGCTGAACGAAACACGATCCCGGCTTGATCTTTCGCCGCCGCGGCGCCGTACGCTTCCTGCCGCTCTTCTTCGACTTCGCAGACCATGTGATAAATCGGCAAACCGCCCACTAGGAACGATTTCCCATTTTTCTTCGCGACGGAGATATACGCCTGGCGGTACTGTCGCAGGCCGAAGTCATCGACGGCGCCGAAGAGCTTGCGCAGAGTGCGCCGCTGCCAATCGAGCAACCGCAGATTCTTCGGAGCGAACAGAACGCACTCGAAGAACCGCTCGACACGGCACGCGCGGCATTCAGGATAGCTGTAGCCGTCCGCTTCGCAAAAAGTTTCCGCATCGCAATATGCGCAGATTTCAGGCCGATACACCGGACTTCCGCCGCTTCCACTCCTCGGGACTCGGCATGACTCCAAAAGGCCGGGCCTGCTTCGCTTCGCCCGACCCGAATTGCAATCTCGCGCGTGCCACAGGGCTCAGGCCGAGGCGATCCGCCCCGTTTAGATAGCGGCCATAGAGTTTTTCCGCCATTTTGGCCGCGTCGATTCCTCGATCTGCCATCTCTCCTCGAACTTTTGGTTCGAGATTCTTATCGAGAGCCAGATTCGCCATCTCTCGCGACACCGCAAAATGCTGCATAAAGCCTTCGTAGGCTTGGCACAGGCCGCCGAGTGTTCCCGCATCGGCTTCGCGAAAGAGCTGTTGCGCGCCCGCTACATTCGTCAGGTATTCCCAGTGCTCTTTTGCTAGGCCGTCAAGGTCCTTGGGCATCTCGGGCAGGCCGGAACGCAGATCCCCGGCTTTTTTGAGTGACTCCGCATGCTTGTTTGCACCGCGTTGCCTCATGTCGCCGTCTATGGCCTTTAGAATCAGTGGTTTTGGCGGTCTGCCTCGCATATTCGCTGATTTTTGCCGAAATTTCTATTCGACTGGCGACAGGTCACCGGGCTTGAACCGGTAGAGATTTGACCCACCCTCCCCCGTTACACGACACGTTACAGGCGCTCGCTCGTCGTCTTTCGCACGTGGCACGGTTTGCACAGCGCCTGCAGGTTGTCCCAATCGAGCCGTCCGCCGCCGCGGCTGAACGGTCGCTTATGATCGACCTCTGATGCAGCCGCGAGTTCGCCGCGACGTTCGCACTCTTCGCACAGCGGATGCTCATGGATGTAAGCCGTTCTGAGCTTGCGCCAGTCGCCGCCATATCCACGCTCTTTCGTTTTTCCGCGTGGAGCTGGCGGGCGTGCAGCGTGTTTGGCTGGCAGTTGCGGCATCGTCTAGAATGAGATCGCGCGGAGAACAGTCATGCGGCGTGACGCCCCACTAGGCCCGCTGAAACAGTACGAGAGAGGCACTCCGCGCACTATGCGACTCCCGTTCGCATGCGGTTGGAAAGCTTGATCGCGCGCTCGGGTATTTTTCTCGCCCAGTCGGAGTCGAGCATCTCTCGAGCTGCCGTCTCGTAGTCGCCACGCTTGATCGCCGAGAGTGTGTCGTGAAACCCGAGCAATCCATCAGGACCCATCTCAAAGGCCATGTTCGCGAGCACATTGGCGCGGACCGTGTCCAGATCCGCGATCCACGGCAGCGCATGGATCAGCGCATCGGTTTTGCTGATCTTATCGTTACGAAAGAGATATTGTGCTTCTTCGCGCGAAATGCCGTTCGTGTCGAGGCAGCGTCCCCATCCGATCGTGGGATGACCTTTGAGAACCATGCCCGGATGCAATGGCTGCCCGGTCGCGTCATCGTAGACGCGGAGCCGAATACCTTCATCGTCGCGAAGGTCCTCATCAAGCGCGTCGAGATCGATTGGCATTGGTTAGCAGGAGCGCCGGCTGTTGAGCCACTCGACGCTAGGCTGTAATGCCGGTGAGCTGGTGTTGCGGTAGCACGGCTGCCAGATTGGAGGAGGCGGCGCGAGTGGCCGTATCTTGCGCACTCGATGACCCGATCCGCACCACTCATAGGGAGCCTTGCGAACGAGCAGCGAGGCGTACTTCGCGGGCACTTTGCGATAGCTATCGTCGAGTAGCTTCACGTCGGGATGATCTTCGCGCGCGAGTAGCTCGAGCAGAAGTTTCTGATTTGTGGACAAGGGACTGAAAGGGGGATGCCGGCATCTGCTGCCGAGCGGGCGTTTAACTCTATGTGCCTGTAGAGCCCAGGTGCTGCTTACTTACTGCCAAGAGTATAAACGTGCCAAGTCCATATCTCCAAACATTCATGTGCCAGTTTGTTCCGATGTCTCTCGGGACGCAGCAACCCCCCCCAGCCCCCACCAGCTACGTGGAGCATTTCGGCAGCTCGCGTTATGGGCGAGACCTGGCGAGTCGTTTCCGCGCTGTTTAACTGATTCGCGCTTCCGCCGGCGCTCTCTCTCGAGATCCGGC